ATATAAGTAAACAACACACACACACACAAAGGAACCAACCATGCTATCTAACTTTTTCTCTAACTTCAAGTTTGCTCCTACCTACGCTGAGCTAGAAAAGAAGCTTGAACTGTACGCAGGACTGTTACTTGATCAAGACGACTTACTGGATGAAGCTCATGCTGAGATGCTAGACTTGGAAAAAGACAACGAGGACTTATCTGACTTAGTTGATGACCTTATCGGTAGCTATGATGAACTCGAAGCTGAAGTTTCTAAACTGAAGAAGGAGCTGGTTGAAGCACAAACTAAGCTTAGTTTTATCAAGTGTGCCATACTAAACTAAACTTTCCTAGTTTAGCTCCCTCAGTTACAAAAAGTAACTGGGGGTTTTTTCTTTCAACCCTAAGGAGTTTATATGGACTTTGACTTTAGAACAAGCTACTATGTTGATGCCAACACACCTAACCCGACTGCACTGTTTGAAGCAGCTAGGACGAAGTGCTTCAACTATATGAAGTCTCACATGGACTTTGAAGCAACGTACCGCATCAAGCTTGATATCATAACTACGGACTTCGCTGATACAGACGGAGCCTTCCAAGTTAAAACTTTGAAAGTAACGGCAAGGGTGGTTTCATCATGAAACTAGATATGAGGACAGTACTAGAGTGGTTGTGGTTCTTGCAGCAACCAGATGTTAAGAAAGTTAGCGAGAAGTATGATGACTATGCCATCGCTGAGCGCATCATGCTAGGTTGGATAAAGGAAAGTCAGGAGGAGCTATGAAAAACCAAACTCATGAAGCCATACTAAGGTACCTAGAGCAAGCCATCGACTGCATCAAGAGAGAAAACCCTGCTGGAGTCTACGCAGCTATAGAGGCTTCTAAGGCTCTTCTAGACTGGGATGCAACATACCTAAAGTGAAACTTGATGTATCTGACAAACTCCTGTTACTCTAGTAGCAGGAGTTTTCTTTATCACTAAGGAGTTTTTATGTATACAAAAAAACTGGATGAAGAGATGTCTTGGTTAGAAGAACAGCTGAACGACTTCGTGTTCAGTGAACCTAACTTCTCTCGTGACGCTGTATCTGAGATATATGGCAAAGAGGTTGCAGAGTCTTTTAGAAGACAGTTTATGGAACCTAGTAAGCAAGAAGCTACTCTAAGAGTGTCTTCTCTCGGTAAGCCAGCAGTGCTTCAAGCTTTAACAGTTCTTGGTGTTGACAACTTTTCCGTTCTGACCACAAAACTTCGTCATGTCTTTCATACAGGAGATGTTTTTGAAGCATACTTGAAAGCCTATATGAAACTATGTAAGTATGCAGTTTTAGACGAACAGGCAGAAGTTAACTTCAAAGGCGTTCTCGGTCATATCGATCTTGCTGTCGAGACACCATCCGGCAAAGTAGTGCTTGAAGTAAAGACTATGAGCCAGAACTACTTTTATAACTTTATCAGAGAACAAGATGATGCTAGAGGTTACTTGACTCAGGCTGCTGTCTACTCGCACTGCATGAGTTTGCCTATATACTGGGTTTGTTTGAACAAAGGTACGCACGAGATAAAGGTTATCAAGCCTGACGTTGAGTCCTTCGATAAGGTGTTAGAAAGAGCTGAGCGGCTCATCCCTAAACTTAGAGCTATCTCCTCGTTAGAAGATCTTGTCGATACTTTACAGTGCCCACCAGTTGAGCAAGAAGTTTTTAGAAGAAAAGAGACTGGAAACTTCCTAGTCCCCGCCTCGATGCGATACAGCCCTTTTAGGCACTGTTGGTATGAGATAGAAACAACACAGGATGGCAAGAAGCCTAAAGAGTATGTTCTTGACTATCTACCAAAGGACGAAGTTTTAAAACGTTTACGACGTATGACTGAAGTATCCGCTACAGTAGAAGTCGAAGAACTTTTGAAAGAAGAAGGAGCCTAAACATATGTTTAACCATGATGAAAGCATAGATAACTGGATGAGCTTCTGTCTAAAACCTTTCTATCTCTCATGGCAGAAAGAGGTCATGGAAAGATATAACTACATCCTTCAACAAGAAGTAAACAAGACCGAAAGACTTCATGTGAAAGCTGCAAAAGAACTTCTTGCTATCTGTAAAGAACATGGATGGACTGGCTATGCAAAAGAGTTGGAAGATATCATAAAAGGTTAGCAGAACTTAAAACCACCACCACGAAAGAGGGGTGGTGGGACTTTCTTTTTATCTGGTTAAGTCTCCTACCCATCCAAAGCTCATGTAGTCCAGAACTATAAGCTGTACAGAACTGGTACCACTGTTTGTCGATATAACACCACATCCAGTCTCTCTACCTGAAGCAGTGGGTATGTTAGTAGTGTTGTTTACGTTTAACAGTACTGTGCCATCGTCTAACCGAAGAGTAAAGTTTACACTTGTAGCATCTGAGTTAACAGTTATATACAACCCGTACCACACACCAGTTGTAACTGTGTATGTTGTTCCGTTAGTTGTTCTGGAACTGTTGTTGGATGTTTTAGCAGAAGCGGTAGTGCCAACTATCTCCAGATAAGCTCCGTCCGTAGCGTCTGATGAAGTAGATGTGTCAAAGTACCCTATACGTGTTGTTGTGTTGGTAGTGGTTGTGAGTTGGAAAACACACGAAAAGGCTTCGTTACCTCCAAGTCTAAACCCAGAAGTGTCCATGTAGTATCTATATCCACTGTTTGATGTAGTAGACGAGGATAGTCTCACAACTCCTGGATGGTGTCTTGTCTCTGACGTAGATAAGAGAGCGGTGGTTCCAGACGATATAGCAGCTCCAGTGAAGGGCGAAGTGGCAGTGCCGCTGGTACCTATGAACTCGTTCATGTATGTTGGTCTTTTATGTATGTCCCATATAGATGGGGCACCACTACTTCCAGAAGGAGTTGCCCAAGTACCGTCGCCTCGTAAAAAGGTAGTTGTTCCACCAGGTAACTTAGGACACAACCCGTGTCTGGTTGTAGATGAGTTTAGATCGGTGTTGTCGTCAGGTGCCTCAAGGTCATCAAGCTTTATAGCATCACTACCTCCACTTGCATGTGAAGAAGCGTGAGATAAGGGAGTTCTAGCGTCAGACAGTCTACTATCGTTTCCTTGGCATACAGTACCAGCACTGGAGCCAAAGTTAGCTGACGCTGACATGGAAGGAGTCGCATCGTTGTAAGTTAGGTTTATGGATGTTGTGTTTGTTAGTATACCACCGACACCATCCTGAGCTTTCTCATCACTGTACTGGTTTATAGTGCCAAGCCCTGTAGATACCGCTGTAGTCACAAAGGCTGTAGTAGCTATCTGAGTTGTGTTAGCACCCTCTGTTGCTGTAGGAGCTGACGGAGTACCTGTGAAAGTAGGAGATGCTATGTCAGCTTTAGTAGATAAGGCATTAGTTACAAACTCCGTAGTGGCTATCTGTGTAGTGCTAGTACCTGCCGTTGCTGTGGGCGCAGATGGAGTTCCTGTAAAGGTAGGAGATGATATGTTAGCTTTGTTCGCTACGTTGTTGTAAAGAGTAGCTATGTCAGTATCGTGTTGCGATATGCTGGTAGTGTGGTTGTTAACTGTAGCTGATAGAGAGCTAACTGTGGAGTTTGTGGAGGATAAAGCATCATAAACAGCGTTTGCGCTTGGCGCGATGTTTGTCGCACCGTCCCAGCCCACACCATATGGGTCGTCAGTAACAGTTCCACCTAGGTAGTTGTTTACTATCTGGTTGGTCTGATAAACTGACTTAGTTAACTTTGCGTTAACTTTTGTTATGTCATGTAGTTTTTTATCTGTGTCTGCTACCTTTTTATATAGGTCGTCTTTAAGAGCATCTAGATCTTCGTTAGTAGCATACTCGTAGTACGATGTGTAAGTCATAAGAAAAGAAGTGTATGTATGTGTGTGTGCGTATGAGTGTACATCGTCTTTAACAGTAAGCCCCCTTTTGTAGGGGGCATCTTTTTTTAGTACTCAGCATCTAGAGTATAGTGGACAGACATGAGTGTCGAGCTAGTTGTGTCCGTAGATGTGAAACGAAAAGACTTAGTAGAAGGTGCGTTAGACTGCAGTGACTTACCTGTCCCGTTTCTGTCATGCCTGTCTATAGCACCAACAGAGTCGTATGATCGCAGTGTTGGTATCCTTACCATCTCGCAAGGCAGAAAGCCAGTTACGCGCAGGTTGCCTGTTGTCGCTGTGCCTACCTCGATACTTGCCATACCAGTAGTAGTAGCAGCACCAGGAAACGTTCCGTACGGATAGCTGTGCTGATAGTATCTCTGACAGTCGTGTAGCTCTTCACTAAAGCTGCGACGATCTATAGATGTTGCAAACGATCCACGTTCCACCTGAACGTCGGATATATCGATGTTGCCTGTACCGCCCCAAGCAAAAGCTCCACCTCCTGTCCTAACGCCACTAGTGGAACCTGCTTGAAACCAAAGTACCAAGATAAGTGAGGAAGTTCTATAACCATCGGTGCCTATAGTTTTTCCAGCAAGGCTTGTGACATTGGCAGTAACGCTGTAAAAAGCCCAGCTGCTAGTAAGTGTTATCTGAGTACCTCCTATGCCTGTCACTGTAGCAGACGGGCTACCGCCTGTTCCGAAGCTTTGAACTAACTCCACACCTAAAGTTTTTGGAGCATATGAACATCTAGCATAGAAACTTATAGTGACAGTTTCACCGCCTAGGTTTACTACGTTCTCTATGTTCTGTCCTATACGATGTTGTGATGAAGCACCTAAAGAAGTACCTTGAGTTGTGTTGTTTACACGAAGGTAGTAGGAAGGACTATATGCCACCTCGGTTTGACCAAGGGTGTGTGCTTGTCTTGTTACTGTGAAGGTGGCAGATGTCCCACCGTTAGGGTCAGTGTATAAGCCCCACCTGTCCGCTGTATATAGGCTTTGTATAGAAGAACTTCCAGTATGTGTAAAACTAGTGTTACGTTGCCATATGTCGAACCTACCGTTCATGATAAAGTTCTTTCTTGTATAGGTGGATCCAGCGGATGAGTTGAGTCCGATGATCGCGTTTTTTATCTCTTGCTGAACAAACGCTGTTGTGGCAAGCTGCGTATCGTTGTCGTTAGCGGATGCTGTTGGTGCAGAAGGGTTGCCTGTAAAAGTTGGCGAGGCGAGCGGAGCATAGTCTGCTGCTACTAGCTTTACGTGGGCAGTAGTGGCTATCTGAGTTGAGCTGTCGGTTTTAGCTGCTGTTGGTGCTAGTGGTACTCCCGTTAGGCTTGGGGAAGCCAGGGGAGCCATAAGCACAAACTTATCGTATACAGCGTTTCTAGTTGGTGGATATGTGATATCTCCGTCCCATCCTGAAGGAAAGACGTCATCCTTAGGTGTCGGGATAACACCGCTAAAGGCGGCACCAACACCGTTCAGCTCGTACTCTTCCGCACGCCTCTGAACCCTATCAAACTCAGAGTTCCACAAACTACTGGAAACACGTGAAGCAAAGTTAACTGTTTGTACTACTGAAGTAGAAGTTTTTCTTCGTACTTCTACTGTAGTTGATGGCAAAGATGCGCCTGTGTATGTTAGTACAGTGGCAGTAGTTTTTGTATAGTCAACAAGATATGGGCTGTATGGACTTCCGTTATGAAGTATAAAAAAGTCTTTGATGGTTAAGTCTGGGTCTAAGTTGCAGAGAGTTACGTCGATAGTAAACCCTGTTCCTGAACGCACTACTGAAACGTTACTTGTTGACATCTCTCAAAGCCTCCATAGCTTGTTGGACTTTATAAGTTTCTTTTAAACTTAACTGCGGTATACCTTGTAGCGAGAGTTTGTTCTCTCGTACCTTCACATCAAACTCTTTGGTGGTGATCCCTTTTTTAGCCATGTAAGCCTCTGTACGAAGACGGTCATACTCGAACACACCGTACAGTTTTAGCAAGTCTTCCTGTTTCTTCAGAGCTAAGATGCGTTGACGTTCTGGTAACTTACCTTCTTTTATCTGGATGTCAAAACGCTTCCAAGCTGTAGCTATCTCTCGCTGAGTCGCTGATATATCTTGGTGAGTGTACTTCAAGTTGCGGGTCGTGTCGTTGTAGACAAAAGATAGTCCAGCAAGTTGTGCTAAGAAAACTGCCGGGTTATCTGTCACCTTGTTTACAAGTTCTTTTTGGTCTAGGTCAGTTCTATCAGTACCAAAAACTGATGGCTTTCCTTCTCGTATCAACTGTCCTTCGTCATACTTTATGTTGCCGTCGCTGTCTAAACCTATACGACCTTGGTTGCTTATCTCTTCTTTTGAGCCAAACATGCCAAGGGGGTTATATCTGTTTAGGGTTTTGACGAGGGGGAAGACCATACCAACCAAAGCCTCGGTCGTCTGAGACACTTCGATACCTAGGAAGGTGTTGTACTTTTCGTCGTCTAAAGGCTTGCCCCGTGTGTCCACACCAGCGATGATGTTGACGTACTGCGCTCCGTACACGCTTTGCATGACTTCGCCCATCTTGTCCGCTAGAGAGACTGGTGAGCCATCACTTCGTATGCCGTACTTCTCTGCTAGCATCTCTTGAACTTCTTTCTCTGTTCCTAAGGGTATCCCTAAAAGCCTAGCTAACTTATCAGCGTTACTAGCAGTGCTTTGTGTGAAGCCTAAGATAGGATGGACGTTAGTTAAGGTCAACATAACAGCCCTACCTCTATCATCGACATATACTGGTATAGGCATGTCGTTGTTCAAAGGTTCAAAGAGTTCAGTCTGCTGAAGCTGACTTTGCTCTTCCATCCTGTCGAAGATCATGGAAGCAGTGCGTCCATACTGCATGTACTTTGTAGGATGTCTGACTGCATCTCTTAGTATGGCACTAGATGACTTCCACATATACGAGAAGAAGGGCACGATATATCTGCTAACAGTACCCGTCAGCTCTCCAGCATCATCCATCGTAAGGAAGGCTCTGTCCACATGCTCCAAAGCCTCGTCAGCACTGTCGTAGATGACACCTTCCATAGTAGCTACGTAGCGCAGCCCTTGTCGCAAACCATCCCAAGAGTCACCTCGCTTAGTTACGCTTTTGAGCAGACCTAACTTAAAAGCCGTCTCCATGAAGTTTGCTGTGAAAGCAAAAGGTTGGTAGATAGCTTTTATCCAGTCTGAAAGAACGTAGCCAGACTCCTTAAAAAACTGACCTATCATCTCTGGCATGGTTTCTTTGCTAAGAACCATACGAGACATCAAGCTTATCTTGTTTCCGGCTAGTAACGGGTTAAGTGCTTCCATCTTTGATGTTGGTCGTTTAGCCCCGTCAAACATAGGAGTGATGTTTGTCATGCGTCTGGAGGCAAACAACTCCATGAACTGACGGTGAGTCATGGTTTTTCCATCAACTACTCTGAAAGGCTTGACATCATCAAAAGCTTTTAGTCCTCGTGCTAAGTACTTTCCAAGGTCATGAAAAGAAGTAACTGCTTCATGCATCTCGCCACCGTGGGCTGCATACATCAAAGCGTCACTTATAAAGATGCGGGCTGAGTACTGTGGAGTTGATAGTAGCTGAGTTTTTACTAAGCTCATAACCGACATCCAGCTACGAGCGATCGCGTTAAGTGCTGACGGGTCTCTCTCAAGAGTCAGAGCAGTATCGAGTATGCGCGCTACATCCTTATGCATAAAAACGTTCGAGTCTATGCCAGCTTCACTCATAAGTGCTGCGGACTTCATCTCGGACACTTTAGTGAAGTTTTCTAGACCTTCAGATATAGCAGTATCTTCATCGACCAAGAAACCTTTACCAACTCCCTGATCCCGAACACTCTTCAACATGCCCCAGTTTGAAGCCTGAGAGTCTAACTCTTGTGCATAACCAGCTAGTATCTTACGAGGGTCAGTAACCAGAAGCTCATCAAAGCTTTTGAAGGGCAGGTCGTATCTGGTTGAGTACCACTCATAAAGCTCACTGGAGGTCATAGGAACTCTGCTTATGATGCCAGCATCTACTAGAGTGTCTTTTAGCTCGTCTGTAAGAGCTTCATCTATATATGCTTTGAAAGATGCAGTATCGGATATGATGTCTTCTAGAAAAACGTCGTTATAGGTTGGAGGAGTTTTACCTTCAGATATAGCCAACTCTATCTCAGCACTAACTTGACTGTGAGTCTTCACACCAAGTAAGTCAGCAAGAGCTTCGTGGTCTTCTGCGGTGTACCAAACTGAGCTTCTAGCCTTAGTGAAGTCTGGTCTCGGCTCTCGTCCTGCTGCAGGTAGTAGAGCGGTTGGCTTTTTAAAGCTGCTAAAGTAGTCTTCAGCTTCACGAGAGAAGATACGTGGTAAGTACTCGATGTTTTCTATGGCTGGAAGCTCCTTACCTAGTGCATGGATAGTTGAGTATAAGTTGTCAAAAACCTCTCCAGCCTGATGAGCCATCAGAGCCAACTCATCTATATCTGTATCAGTGAAGCCTGCACGACGCATCGCTTCAACCCATCTTTCGTTTCTCGCTTGTAAAAGCTCCTGAACTGCACCTGACTTACCATGAAGTTGAAGTTCTAAAGGAGTCCTTCCCACCTCGAACAAGTCGGTCATCAGCCTACCTGTGTCAGCGCTCTTTACTCCTCGTTGCTTAGATAACTCGCTGAAACGTTTTGTAAAAGGTTTGACTGCATCAACCATACCTTGGTTTTCTATGATATGCAGCAAGCCTTCGGCATATCGTTTGTTCTCATACAAAGACCTTCTGAACCTGCCAGCATCTCCTATGTTTTCACCTAGTGATACTGAAAGAAAGCGCGTCCATGCGTTAGCTTTTTTTCCTGTCATGTCGTGCAGGTCGATGATGTTATGAGCGAACTTCTTCTTTGCAACATCAACACGCAGCTCTAAGTCAGTAGCTTTAGTGCCAGCCATAACAAGCTTTGAAGCGAACTGCTCTACGCGCTTACCTATCTGCTCTTTTCTGTCTGAAGTTAGCTGTTTTTTGTTCGGCTTTTCTTGCGGTGTCTTGTAGCTGCAGCTCAGTAACATATCTATGGCTCACAAGGGTTGTTGAGTTCGTCTAGAGTTTTCAGCTCTTTTTCTTTAAGCGCCCTGGCTTTCTCAGTTAGCTCTTGTGACCGTTGTAAGCGCTCCTTGGTGGCAGCTTCTTCAAGAGCATCTTCAGTATCTAGTAGCTCACGAAGCTTTTTACTTCTTTGCTTCTCAAGCGTTTTAACATCTTTTTCAAGTTTGTCAGCCACCTCGGCTTGAAGCCTTACGCTCGACTCCTCGAAGTCAACCTGAGCAGTAAGTGACTCAGGGTTTTGTAAAGCTCTTGTAGACTCTACGTTGAACCGATGACCAGCAACTTCTAGTGGTGTTTGCGATGAGAGATCTACACTGCTTCTTCGTACTTCTTTCATGACAGATGGGTTTAAAACCATCATCGTGTTTCCGTCATACACTACATCAACTCCATCGTCCAGAAAGCCTAGGCTTATCTCTCTGTTAAGTTTTGTTAGTTGTGCTTCAGTAAAACCCTTCTTAGCAGCAAGTCGTTCGATAGCGCCAAGTGCCTGAGATAGAGTAGCTTTTTTGTCCATGAGTTTCATAACTCTCTGTCCATCAGCTCCACCTAAGTTTTCTTCAACCACATCACGCAGTATCTCAGCCTGTGATATGCTGAAAGGTTTGTGAGCATATAACGCTTTATGTGCATGAGATATCTCATACTCTATGACTTCACCTGTAGTCGAAGAGAACTTCCTGTTCACCGACGATGGGATGTTTGGTGATATATCTGCTCTTGCATATCCATCAGCCAACTCAGGGTCGCGAGTTAAGTACATGCCTGTACCCCACTCGGAACGCTTACCACCTGCTACTGGGTCTATAGCTTCTGCCTGAAGACCCACTACCCTGGTACCGTGAAACCACGTACCTTCGTTAGGTCGTGAGACTATGCCAGGTTCCATGTCTTCACGTACCATGGGAGGCTGTTCTTTCCTAGCCCTTCTTACTACAGGTAGTTCTTCGTTAGAGAGTTTTCTACCAACATCCACAGACTCTACTACTCGGTTTGCCGAGGAGTCTAGGTTCACTTTCACGTCTTCTAACTCATCGCTAAGCTTATCTATCTCGTCACCAAGGTCCTTCAGCTCCACTTCAGTGTGCAACTTAGCATCAGTCAAACCTATAACCTCATCGCTTGTACCGTGAAGTTCAGACGGTAAAACTTCTTCTTGAACGATGCGTAGTTGGTCTGGCTGCCTAACGTCTGGAACATAGAACTGTGCTTCTTTAGCGGCTATATCTAACTCTATCTTCTCAGAACCACGCACGTTGCCCATGTCTCTCATGACCTGAGCTTTGACACGCAGCTGTCTTATCTCGTTAGAGAGGTTTGAAAAAACTTGACCTGCATCTTTGGGCTTAACATATGTCGGCTTGACTTTGTATGAGCGAACGCCTCCCTCAACTTTTACATCAGTAGCGCCTTCCATGAGCGGCACATCCTCAAGTAGCTTTTCAGATACCTGTGCTTGTCGGTTAGTTTGAAGTACGGACAGCTCTTTCTTACCTGCAGCTGGAAGTTCATCTTGCACTACTATACGAAAGTCTGGTGAAGAGAGAGCTTCTTCAGGGATAGGATAGCCATATCTCTCGAAAAGCCTTCTTTCGCTAGGCAAAAGCTGAAGGCTATCAAGCTTTGAGTTTAACTCAGTAAAGGTGTGAGGAACTCTCTCTGATAGCAAAGGTGCTCCATCTTTATATACTCTCCTCGCTAGCGAGTGAAGTTGCTGTAACGTCCTTGGCTGCTTAGAAAGAGCTTCAACATCGACTCTAGTTCCTGGCACCTGCTCAGATATAGCATCAGAAAACTCTTTCAAAGACATAGTTCCAGAGAACACTCTGCTGTTTACTGATGGCAACTCTTTCAGCTCTGTTGTAGCTTCTCCCTGAACTACGCGAGGTGCGGATACCTCAAACTCTTTTATAACTCTTGAAGTTTCTTCTGAGATGCTAGAGAAGCTCGATACTTCTCGCGAAGTTCCGTCAAGCAGTAAAACTGATGACTTCTTGGGAGCTTCTACATCTGGTATAGACACAGCGCCTTTTGGTGCCGATACTGCTGCAGCTACCTTGCCTACTGTTTTAGCTGCGGTGCTTAAGACGGGCTGTAAAACAAGCTCTCCAACTGGGTCTAGAACAACTGATGCAGTTTTCTCAGCCACCTTCACAGCTGCAGGAGAGCCTTTAGAGATAGCTTTAGCAGCGGCACCCGCACCTTTGACTGCACCGCGCTCCAAAGTCAAACCAGTCGCTAGACCTACACCTATGTCAGTAGCAAGACCAGCCCACCAAGTAGGGTTTATCTTACCTTTTTTGTCGAAGCGAGGTTGGTAAGTACCTATAGGTGACTTGCCTTTCTTTCCAACTTCTCGCACATCTTCTGTCGAAGTGACAGCAGACCTCCCTAAAAAAGCTTCAGCACTATACGTTCTCTTAGGATCTAACGCTATCTTAGGTACGAAGTCTTCCCAAGTCAGTTCTTCGTCCTCTTTCTTTTTATCAAAGTACTTAGCAGCTTGAGTAGCTAAAGGTCTGAACGTCTCACTGACTTTGCTCAAACGTCCGAGGGCACCTAGCCCACCTGGTAGGGTTTCTAGAACGTCCGCTGGCTTCACACCAAGTAAGTTTTTAGTTCTGTCGCTTAGCTCGTCGTTTATGTATCCTAGCCTGTTCGGTAGGTTTAGAACATCAAAAGCTATACCAGATGTTACGTTCCCAGCCCACTGAACAGCCTTTCCTCCAAACTCAAGAGTTGACCTGCCAAGCCTGTGATACCAAGGAGCTTCTTGAGTTTTTGCGAGAGGGACAGATATGCCACCAGTGAGAGGAACCTTCTCTTCTTCTTCGTACTTAGGAAAAGGAGTAAACGATAACGTCTGTACCGATGGTGCGTCAAAAAGAACAGGATACTCGTTTTTAGGAACATCAGAAACTTGTAGGTTTCTTGACAAGGATGCTTCTTCAAGAGTAGTATCAGTGACAGGACTTGCCAGAGTCTCCATATCAGGATGAGATGGCATAACCACCTCAACATCAGATGGCATGGGGCTTGATGGAACAGGAGCCTGCTGACCTAGATGGACTTGTTGTTCTACTGGAGACTGCGAAGGCAAAGCTATGTTTATGTCTGGAACCAAAACTTCAGGTTCTTTCGAGTTCTTTTGTTTATACTCTTGAAGAAGTGACATGTGCTTTAACCTACTTGTGGATGATGTGGAACGATGTCTGAGCCTGACTTAGATAAGGATGCACACACTTTACAGCCCTCTGTGTAAGAAGTGTGAACAGCGGAAGTAAGGCTCTCTTTCCTTGTTAGCATAGGTATCTCGTACTGTCTACCAGCAGCCTTGCCGAGAAGAAGGAACTGCTTTTCTCTCCACCTTCCGTTACCGTCTCCCCAGTTACTAAGAGGGTTTTTTCTCAGGGCACGAAGTCCTGACAAGCCTCCGTTGATAAAAACGTAAAGCTCGTGTATGCTCTTGAACTGAGTTCTAGCATCCTTGAGATAGTCGTAAACAACAGTCCTTACTTGCTGAGCTGGTGACATGCTTCGTATCTGCTCTGTAGTATAACCAAGGCTTTTTGCGGTTTCCGGCATAAACTGGATAAGACCTACCGCACCTACAGAGTTTACTACTTTATGGTCGAAACCACTTTCTAAACTGATAACATCTGCCAACCACATGGCTGGGATGTTAAGTTTGTCACCAACTTCAGACATCGCTTTTCTGAGTTCGGCATCTTTAGCTAAGATACTGTAGCCATAGTTGGCTGCTTTGTCGTTGATGACTTTAGAGCCAGCGGGTAAAGTACTTTGGGTGTATGAGTTATACATCGGTCTTCCTGCGTGAAAGTAGTCATGTGATGTTCCCCTATCCTCAACTTGTGTTGTGTTAGGACCTAAACTATAAACTCTGTTGTTTGCCAAAAACCAACCGTTACCGAGAGGGGCGGCAGTGGTTGGTACGCTGATGGAGCTTAGAGTTACACCAGCTGCAGTTACAGGAGCTACTAGTCCAGAAGTTCTCATCTGCGTTTCTACGTTTGTGTTAAAGTTTGCCGCAGATAGATACCCTACTGGATCAACAGTCCCATCAAAACCATATGGCTTTTCAGGGTCTCGAACTTCAAAGTGGAGATGCGGTCCACTAGATCTTCCAGTGTTACCTGTACTAGCAAAAACAGAACCAGCAGCTACCTTATCCCCAGCTTTGACTTTTACGGAACCCCTTTTGAGGTGTCCGTATCTATACATCATGCCATCTGAACCTAAAACATCAACGTAGTAGCCATAACCTTGTGCATCATATCTAACTTGTCTCACTACGCCATCGATAGGAGAAACTACTCTAGTGCCTTCATCCACAGATATGTCAAGACCAGCATGCTTATGGTCACCTCTGTCTACAGCCCACGGACTAGTTACGTCGATGTTGTTTCTATCCTCAGCGGCGAAGGGTAAGATGACTCTTTTTCCGGTTATGTATGTGTCACCAAGAGCGTTAACACGTGGTAAGTTCACGAACTTTCCTGAGGGAAGGATGCCGCCTTCTCCTTCCCCCGACTCAAAAGGGCTTCTGACTCCTAAACCAGGCTGAGACATCTCATCTTGTCGTTGTTTTTGATATGCTCCCATAAACTGCTGAGACGCATCCATCCAGCGTTTCTTATAGTCTTCCCACTTCTTGGTGCCTTCTACTAAGTACTTGTTTAGCTCATCTGGGTTATCTACGTAGCCGAACTGGGCTAGTTGGGCTTTTGTCTGCTGGAGTCTTGTAGAAGCCTCCGACACTCTTTGTCCCGCCATAGTCCTTCTTTGAGTGAGAGCTTCTTCAACTGCTTTCATCTCTTCAGGGCTAAGCTGTTGTCCAGCAAGAGCTTTTGCTATGACATCTTGTGGCAACGTAGATATAGCAGCTTGATCAGAAACACTAAGTGGTCTCCGCTCTCGTAACATCGTAAGTAGAGTTGATGCGTTCACATCAGCCGCGTCTTGTGATATAGAAGCTACTTCTTTTACTAGGGAAGCCTCTTGCTCTCTCAACTTGTTGATAGCCTCGGCTCTAAGAACAGCTTTCTTCTCACCTAGAGTAAGCTTATCTTCTCCTCTCACCTTCTTAAGCTCTTCTATGCCCACCCCGCCCATCGATGTCGCCAACTGTATAGCATACGCGTTGATGGCATGGTCGTCCGCTAAAGCAGCCCCGTCGGCTGCAGTCCTTATATCTGCCTCCACGTCAGAAGTTCTTGTCTTGGTTAGCTGCTCTTGGTAGGACGCAAACTCTAAGTCGCTCTTAGGGTCATAGGCTTGGACTCCACTTAAGCCCTTGACCTCTTTGAAAGTGGCTAGGTTCGAGAGAAGTTGCTGCCTGTTTACTACGCCGTTTTGATACTGAAGAACTTGGTCAGCCTCATAAGCTTTGAAGTCTTGTATATCTTGCTGAAGTCGCGCTAGCTTGACTTGAGCTTGAACGTTTGAACCAACATATGGTGAAGCTTCCCGCATCAGTGCAGCCACCATATCATCCTTTTCCGATGGCGTGTAGTCTTCGTTCGAGAAGGTGATGCTTATCTTCTCTCGTAACTTCTGCAAAGCTATGTTGGGGTCGGCATAAGGGTTGTCTTTGACTGATGAGAAGGTAGGCTGAAGATCTAAGAGGTGCTGCTGCTTCTCTCGCTCTCGTGCAGCCACTCTCATGTCCTTGATAGCAGCCTCTCTCACAGAACGCTCTTTAGACTCATAGTCGTCACGAGCTGAGTAAAAGTCTTTTATAAGAGCGCGTCTATCTTCTTCGTCTAAGTCGGTGCTTTGTATAAGTTCTAAAGCTGAGTTGGTATAAACTCCTGTTCCTTTTTGCTTGAAGCCACCGTTGGCTGCCTCGCTTTTAAGTTCGTTTAGAGCTAGCGTTGCGTTAGTGTAGTTCGTCTTTCTTTGCTCCTTCAGAACCTCTTCAGCTCTTACTCTAGCCGCTTCGTCTACTTGCTTTCTTTGTAGCAAGTACTGCGCTGCAGTTTGGGCGAGGGAGGATATGACTTCGCCTCGCTGTGCCTGAGCTGCTGCTTTAGCCATGCTCTGTCTTAGAGCTGACTGTTGTTGCGCCTGGACTACTTCCAAGTCTCTTTGTGCTCTTGTGTTCAAACCTACACTATAGTCAGAAAGGGCTGAACTAAGGCTCTGCTGAGAAGACTGAAGAGCTTGTTGCACAGGTCTTGTACTAGGTACTGACTGCAAGATGGCGCCAGAAGCTTGACTTTGATGAAAACCTCTAGGTGTTTGGACTTGAACAGGCTGTGTTGGAGAAGTGTCTGTGCCAACTAACCTTAGGATATCGGGCATATATCTACCTCTGAACTTGACTAGAAGGATAAGTATAAGGGTTACTTGCCAAGAGGCTTGGCATAACTACACGAGAGACGCCGAAGTCGCTTTGCTGTTTTGGTGTAGTTGGGGTTTTCATCTGTTGATATACTCCGTAGGCTCCCGATGCTAACTGAAGGGCGTTACTGAGTCCACTTGGCGAGGAAGCGCCAAACTGTGTGTTGTACTTAGCTTGCCTTTCCACACTCTCTAGAGACTTGCGTAGGTTCAGCTTACTAGTAGCCTCAGCTGTATCAAAAGCTAGGTTCCTAGCTGATAAGTCCATCTCTTCAGCACGCTTCTGTTGGTCTTGGTTCGCGTAGAAAGAAGTTCTCTGGATATCTCTTTCTTGTTGACCTAGAGCTAAGGCTGCGTTCAAGTCTATGTTAGCAAGGTCGTAACCAGCTCTTGCTATACCTTCGGCAACTGCTCCAGCCGCCTCCATAGCATCTGCCTCAGAGATACCCATATCTCGTAGAGTTTTTGAGATGCTTCTGATATAGTCAGCCTGAACTCTAGCCTCATCTTCATATATGTCAGTCTTTCGAGATATATCAGTGGCTCCTGTGAAACCTTCTCTCATAGAGGCTGCACGTTGAGCTTGAGCTATATCACTATCTGGATCTGTTGCAAAGGAGGCATCTCTATCTATCTCACTTTGACCAAACTGTTGTCGCGCCTGGTTAAGAGCTTGGATACTCTGATCTGCCACTGCCGTCTGAAGCCGTGACGCTTGACTTTCACCTTCAACAGCCTTCATCTCAGCTCCGAACCTTTGTCTTGTAGCCTGACCTCTTGTCGCTATCTCTGCCAACCTCGCGTTAGCCAGCTCTGACTCGTTCTGCATCCTAGCCCTTTCTATGCCCATACGTTCTTGCAGACCTTGAACTCTCATGGCTGCATCAAAAGCTTGACTCTCGGACTGCCTTTGAAGCTGCGACATAGTCGCTTGTTGCGATGCGAACTGCCTCGCGAGCTTTAGTTGTGAAGCTTCTAGTGCCTCTTGATCTACAGCGTTTTGTCTCTCGATAAGAAGTGATGCCTGTAAAGCTCTAGCGTTCTGCTTAGCCTGTGCGTTCTGTGCCCTTCGTTGAGCAGATGCCTGGCTCATGCCACCTATCACGTTTGCTGCCCCTAAAACACCTGAAACTACTGGAGCCGCTCCCATATATAAAAAACCTCCAAAAACGCTTGACAACTTTTTTAGCTGTGTTAGCTTTAAAAGTAAGAAGATGATGAAAAGGATATGTCAGACAGAGCGTTAACTAAAGAAAACTTGTTTGATGTCTTATCTAGACTAGAAAAAAGTAGAAAAGTCCTAGAGATATATCAAAAAGATATAGAACAACTGTGACGAAGATATGTGACACACTAACCTTGTGGAGCATGCTTCAAAGCACGCTAAACAAAACATAAAAAGAGAGCGCTTAAGCGCCCTCTCTCTCTCTCTCTTTTTTTTTATGTTAGTCTCTCTTGGGTACTGCCATGCCAGCTACCGCGCCTGCTATAGTAAAAAGAACGTTTTCAGGGTTCATCTTGCCTACATATCCGAGGAAGCCTGTTACTACGATGAGTAGTATCAAGATGACAGTTGTTTGATGTTTTTCTATGTTCATGCAAGTAACCTCGCTAACGTACGTGGTTTCAGTCGTGATGCAACTCTCTTGAAGCGTACTCGTACGTCAAGAGAGTTTGCTGTTATGTTAGTAAGACCTAAAAAAAGGTTTACAGAGCCGTCCGCATCTTTGTCGATATATATGTTTTTAGAAGCTGCCGGAAGTAACAGTTTTGAACCCATCATACCTTCTTTATAGTATGTTAGTTGTATGCCTGGTGAGATACCATAAACATATACTCCAGCCTCAGTAGCAGGTATAGGTATAGTTAGTTCAAGAGAAGCGCCTCCTGCGATAGTGTGGATAGTATCGTTGTCAACAGTCAAAGCTTCTACTATAGCTAAGTCTTCGTCTCGTATGGCTCTTTCTATAGCCATGATGTCAGTCCTCCTATAGTGCGTACTTAAAACGAAGGTAGTTTATGACAAGGTTCGACTCTATCTCAGTATGGCTTCCGGAGTAGATGACGAGTTCCGCGACCGATCCTCCGAAAAAGTATGATGTGGGCGCAGCTATAAGAGAACCCATACCTATATGAGTAGCGTTTCTGGTCCAGGTTGAGTAGGTTGGTGAAACTAGATCGGTAGTATATCGAGAGCCTTCCCACACCTTAGCCCTAAACTGTGTTTTTGAAGTAGAGTAAAAAGCAAAGACTTGCCACTTGAAAGTCGTGTTATATGTTCCAGTTAGTTCAACTCTGTTCGCAAAACCATCGGTTACTGGGTTTGCCCTAAAAAGATATGACGAGGCAAAGTAGCCTGCATCGTTGAACAGCATAGTATGAGAGTTTCCTAGAGTATCCGATGTTGACAGCTCTGCAACTCCTGCTTGCGTATCAGCCCAGTAGATAACCCCATACATACATGGTGAGTTTATAGTTGAAGTCAGTGTGCCACGTATGTAGCAGTTACCGACACCGAAGTTGGCGTAGGCTTTTCCGTTCAAACCACCAGCGATACGAGTTGGTGCAACATATGTTGACACTGGTACTAGAGTTACGTTCCCAGTCCTATCTGCCCACGACACAGAAGACGTAAGTCCGTTCTCAGCTTCCAGCCACACTTTTAGTCCAGGTAAAAAAAGCGGGTTAAACTGTGGAGTAACTCCTGCCATGGCAGTCCTAGATCTGTTGAAAACAAGTTTGTTTTCAGATAGTTTTACGCTAGTTACAAAGTTCCCAAAACCCATACTATACTGCCTCTAGAAACTGTACTGTCACATCAACAGCAGCACCAGTGTCGTTATACACCCTAACTGCGTTGACAGTAGCAGGTTTACAAGGAAGCATGATGCTTTGGTCACCAGTTCCCGTTCTGATGCCTGTAGTTGAACTTGGAGCAGCTCCATCTAAAGCGATATGAACGTTTCCTGATGCTGAAATGATGACCATCACTTCATCAGAACCAGAAGTAAAGTTAGCAACACCAGAAGCAGCAAGCGCAACTGAGTGTTGTGCTGCAGAGTTCGGGGTAACACCGTTTGCAGGTCTCCCATCACTTCTCCAAGCCTTTACTTTTTGAGCATAGTCATAAGACATCATATCAGCCATATCAGTTGTACCTCCAACGTGCTTTGTAACCTCGTGTATCTATATGTGTAAAAGTAGTTGCAGAAGCTAAACCACCTCTACTTCCATACCAACTGTCTAACTTCTTCTGAACTTCTGTAGGATGAACACCTTTGACCTGAAAGTCTACAGCATCACCAAGGATGTGACGAGAGTTTGAAACTCCTCCTACAGCTTTGTTGATCTTCGCGGGTCGGTACCAAGAAGTAACGATGATAGGCTTACCACCGAAAAGTTCTCTAACTTCCTCTAGAACTTTAGCCACCTTGATGATGTTGGTAGTCACCAACGCAGAGTCAGGAAGCCTCGTTAGTCCTTTAGTAGCTTCACCCCAAGTAAAGTGACCTACAGGTAGGATAAGAGATGCAGTAGAAACCCTCTGAGAGATACCTGGGATATGTGCGAAGGGAGTTGGAGATATGCGGCTGTTAGATACATCCTGAGGTGTTTTGCGTTCGCTATAGGCTTCGATAAGAGCCTCTGCTGTAGTTTCTCCAAGCATGTCAGGTCTGCCCAAGAACTCTTTATCTTTGAAGTCGTTCAAAGCTTTACGAGTGTTTTTGCCAGCCAAACCATCTACTGTGTCGTCGTACAAACCTAGCGCTTTCAGAGCTGTCTGAACTGCGACAACAACTTCTTTTGAAGCCTCATATATCGCGACAGCTTGTTTTACAGTCCTTAGAACGTCTTCAACTCTCATCAGAACCTCCCTGTATACATCTGACCTTTCGTTCTCACCGTTATCTGGTAACCACTCAGTTTAAACTTCGCCTCGTCGTAAGACCATACGCTAGCCTGGTATGAGTAGCCTACACCCTGGATAGGCTCTTTAAAGAGGCTGTACGTGTGACCTTGCTCAGCAGCAGGATCGTAGTCGAAAACACCCTCGTCGAAGTATAAGTCACTAAAACCATAGATATCAGAGTTGTAAAAACCCTCGTTGTTGGCGTTATATGTGACTGATATGTTTGCGTTCACTCTAGTTTTATAGTGATCTGTGATCTCCTCGGGATCTTGTGCAGGGCTTTGCGTGGTGTTAACATCAAAGCTTCTGTACACATCTTGCCCACCATCGTTATCAAAGAAAAGATATAGGTGCTTCAAGCGCTTCTGAGTCGGCATAGCGTTGTTCAGAAAAACTGGTGAGCTGTAAACTGCGCTATATATAAAACCCCACTCAACAAAAGCGTTTACAGGTACCGAGGATGGAAGAGTCATGTACTTGTCGTTAACTGCGCCACTACCAGATAAAGTCCATCCAGTGTACACAGCTCTGTTTACCCACACAACCATATGGCTATAACCTTGAGCGTTAACTAAACCGTTGTTTGGCTTCCACCTAAAAGATACTGAAGTACCAGTCGGTACCCTGTTGTTGATGTAGAAAAAGTCACCTGGCTTTTTAGTCCAACCTCCTGGATACGAGAGATAGCTTGAAGCTGCTGATGGAGGTGAGACGTAGCAAACTACATCCTCAACATCAGTAAACGGTAGTGGTCTATATCCACGAAACTGTCCTATGCTCTCGTATGAGTGCTTGAAAGTTTGTTCCCAAGCGTTTCCAGTTACGAACTGTATATCAGGTACTTGCAACGTTGGATAAGTTTCTACGAGGGAAGCCCGACCTCTTATGTCGTAGTAGTCAACATAGTGAGAGTCCGAAAACTTAAGTAGTATGAGGTTTTCAGGTCTACCTTGTGTAGAGCCTCCGCTCTCGTTTTGCTCCGTTGTACATGCCATCAAAAAGACTTGACCTACGGTTCTATCAACGAAAGGTATAGCATCGAAAGCTCTGAAGTACCCTTGTGTGTCAAACTCAGTCCAACTTTCTCTTGTAGTGTTGTAGACATATAAAAAAACAGAAGTCCACAAGTTCCCAGTTGATGGATAGCCTACGTAGATGTACTTTTCTTGCGGATCATACGCTAGCCAAGCAAGCTCTTCGTAACTTGGGTCACTCGTAGCTCCGAACTGCTTTCGTATCTTCAGCGACTTCTCGTCAACTTTAAACTCACCGTCTTCGATACGAGGAGTGAGGTTATAAAGCCCGTTGTCGCCCAGGTAGTTGATGTTAGTTTCTGTCTGAACAACACAGTTTGAGTTAACACAACCCGTACTAGAAAGAAAAGTTACGAACTTGTTGTCAAACTTCAAACCTTTTTCAGCTGAACCAGAAAGTCTATAAGTAGCTCTTCGAGCCAAGACAAAGAGCGAGCGCTCCCACTCTATAAGTGAAACAACTCTATCATCACTTCCGCGCTTATCCAACTCAACATCAAAAGGTGACGTGTCTCGTAACGCTAGATCATCATCTGTTATCTGGAAAAAGTTATATCTAGTTCCGGCAGTGACACTGTCGGACACGTTGCTGAAAAGTACAAGCATCGGACGATGGTTGAAACCACCTAAAACTATCCTGTTCTGATATGTTGAGACAACTGACGGGTAAAAGCCGTTCAAGTAGTCAGCATAAACTCCTAAGCCATATATGGGTACGTAGGACCCATCAACAGTTGATGCAGAGTATCGAGACGTCGTGGCAGCACTTCCTATGTGAGTAGCTTCCTTGTTTACGAACTCAGCGTAGGAAAGCGGGTTAACTCCTATCTGAGCTTCGGCAGCAAACTCAACGTAGTATGCTGTACCGGCACCTGATAAGAAGGCTTTAGCACTATCCTTCAAACCATACTGTAGGTATGTAGATCCAGCTACAGCTGTGTATCTTGTGCGTAAAGTCCCATCCACATAAACATCTATCAACGAAGTGGACTGACCAGTACCACCCCTGAACTTCAAAGACCTGTCTCTCGTGAAGAAAACAGTTGTAGGGTCAGTTATAACAGTAGATGGCGAGGTAGCCGTCGTCATAGTTCTACCATATGTTATGTAGAACGGAGATGCGTTGGTGATGTTGTTTGTGCTGTAGTTGTAGCGCTTACCGTCTGAAAACCAGTACTCCAGGTCAGTGTTTGGTTTACCAGTGGTAACTCTAGTGAAGGCTGGCAAAACGCTCAAACGAGACGACTCTCGCCAAGCATAAGTAGACCAGCTTCTAGCAACGTTATCCGTTGGGTCTAGGTCAACTGTCAAGCGAGAAGGTATCTTCACTACTTGATCTGCTGGCACCGCGTTGAACCTGGTTTCAGATCCAAAGAGCCTGTCTCCATACCAGTGTTGAGCTTCTGCCCACCACTGCCAACAGATGACTGTGATATCAACAACATCACCGCTAGTAAGAGAAGTACCCAAAGTGGCTGTTAGTTGCTGAGTTCCACTGTTATATGAGTACGACACTGAGCCTGTGTATCTCTGCCTGTTGACCCACAAGATAGCGTTAGAAGTGCTTGCTAGCTGCACTGAAGCTGCCGACGAGAAAACAACAGATGTGCCGCCGCTCGATGTCGACTGCTTTTCAACGAACTGAACTTGAACTGGCTTGTTTCCACCAGTCACGATAAGTAGTCTAGGCTCTGGCTCAGATGTTAGAACCCACGACGCTCTTGTTTGGGATACTACAGAAGACCACACGTTGCTCTTAGTGATGAGCTTTGTTGCTAAGTTGTTGTTCAGCTCATAAACTTCTAGGTCTACTCCAGCTTTGAGGCACAGTAAGTTATAGTCGAGGGCAGTGGCGACAGGCATAAGAGTAACGTTACTGTATGCTGCTACGTTTCTGTATACCACCCTCGTGCCTTTTCTCTTTACTATGGCTCCAGAAGTGTCCGTGACCACGTTACGCATCAAAGGACTGTCTTCATACGGTAAGTTTAGCGGGTTGGCAGTGTTGTTCCACCCACCGTACGAGTTGGAAAAGATAGCAGCTTCCTGGTTTTGGTACTGGTTCGCTCCTCTTTCAGTCGAACCAGACTTTAAAAGTTCGTCGGATGTAGCCATGTCTATCGTCCTTGTAGTTTGAAGATGTTACCACCGAAAGTTGGAGCCAACCTCTCCTTATCACGTATCCTTTGAACGTACATATCAAACTGCTGACCCCAAGTAGCCGCAAGTTCTTTATCATCAAGATGCGACGTTGCGAGATAGTGCTGTGCCCTAAAGTAAACCATGGACATGTGTCTCTCAGGCAGCGGAAAAAAGTCATCTGGGTTGTACGGAGGAACCATCTCTCTCGTAACATAAAAGCGTATACGACCCTGCTCCGTTGCAGTCGAGGGGTATGGGTTCACTTTTACGATGTTATAAGTTTCTTGTGTGAAAAACCTTGGTTTTGTGTTCGAGTCAGAGTAGGACTGTAGTGGTAAGTAGTCAAACTCTCTTGGATCTATCCAAGGTATCTGCCTATATCCATCTACTGAGCTGCCCCACTGAACGCTATGAACTCGTGAAGTATCACCCAGATCTGCTCTCTCGTTAACCCATGAAACTGCTGGTATAAACTCCTTAAGCCACTCCCAAGAGTTAAGGCTAGCTATATCATACACTGCCTGCTGAAGCGCCACTGTCGCCTTTCTAGCCACTGGGGTTGTTATCGATAGAACTCTTCGTTCCCCGATGTTCTCTAGTATAGTGTTTGTTGCTGTTATAAGATCAGTTGAGGACTGTTCGCTCATAAAAAAGTGGAGGTGATGTGGGTCACCTCCTCTCTTTAAGATGTGTGTAGTTATGTCCTTATGTTACAGATGGGATGTTCCCGTTGCTGTAGATAACTACTGCGTGATCTGGTCTATATACACGACCGCCATACAGCTGACAGTTAACTAAAGCGTCCGCTAGATACAGAGTTTCACGGGAAGACTCAGTAGAAGGAGTTTTTTGTATAGCCATGACAGCCCAGTCTTTCTGACACATGATGGCAGTATGAACTTCAGTTGCGCCACCTGTCGAAGAAGTAGTGAAGGTTCCAGCGTAGTGACCGTATAACGTACTAGCAGCAAAAGAGGTTTGCAGTGCAGTGTAGATGTCCTGAGTAGGCACGTATGGCGAAGATGCTACACCAGGAGTTGGTTGTGCAGTTGCACCGGAACCGTTGTAGTAGCCAGTGGTGCTGTTTGCTACGAGGTTGTTGGACATGATGACAGGGATACCAAAGATAGAACCCACTCTACCTGAACCAACACCACCAGACTGGCTGTAGTCCATACTGATAAACTTATCGATAGCGAGTAACTGGTTATATCCAGTCGGGCTTACGATAAGTACTCTATCGTTATCAGGCACAGCAGCCTTATCTAAGATAAGCTTGGAAGCTAGTAGTGCTTGGTAGTTCATAGGTGCGATGGCAGTTCCAGCAGAGTCTAGGCTGATAACGCGTTGGCTACAAGCAGCAGTGATAGCAGTGCCGAAGGCTGGTACTCCTGCTGTATAGTTAGTACCGTTGATAACTGCACGCAAAGCTAGAACATAGTTGTCTATGTCACGAGCTAGGGCATATCCAGCCTCTCTCGTATACTCACCGCGAAGGTTGTAGGATGCTTGGATACCTACCAAGTCTTCGATCATGAAAGAAGACTCCATATAGCGGTCGATATCTATGTTGAAGTTACCTTCGTTTCTAGCTTGTAGTTGGACTGGGGTTTCAGGTAACTTGGCGTTTACCGCAGCACGAGAGATGAGCGGGATGTTCAGTCTGTCGCCTTTAGAGAACTGACCTGAAAGCATCTTCGTGTACTTGGATACTACGAAAGATAAGTCACGTTCACGCTTTACTTCACTTGACCAAAGCTCTGGGATAAAGGAGTTCGATACTGCTTTAGTTACTGACGCACCTTTATAAGTACCCTGTGTTCCGTTAAAAGCCATATATGGTTACCTCTGTTGTTTTGATGGTTATCGTTTCATATCAACACGCCCTGACGCGAAGGCTTGCGCTATGCGGGTGGCGCTCTTCTCGTAGTCTGTGCGAGACATGTTTTGTATCTGAGAGTACGTATACTCGTACTTTTTCGATGTTCCTTCTGGAGTACGTTGTGAGTTTCGTTGGATACCTGGTACCTGCTTTTGTTGTAAACTTACACGTTGCCTGTCCTGCTCTAACTTAGACCAGATAAGTTTCACGCCTTCTACGTTGTCCAGTTTTTTAAACAACTCAGGTTTAGTTTCAGCCAAAGTAAAGGCATATGCTCTCACATCTTTCATACGTTTTTTGAACGTATCGTTATCTACTCCCCAGCTATCTTGGATATCTCGTTCCTGTTCTTTTATATAAAGCTCGGCTCTTAAGTTTTGAAGTTCTTGAACTGCTATAAGTGCTTCTTCTAGGTCTAAACCTAAGTGCTTCTTAAAGTCATCCTTAAACTTGGTAAACTCAAGAGTTTCTGGTTCGTTGTCCTCTTCCTCGACCTTTTCTTCTTGTTCTGGAGTTTCTATATCGTCAAAGATAGAAAGGTCTACTTCCTCAGCAGAAGGAAGTTGCGCCTCTTCCTCTGCTTCACCAGAAGCCTTATCTTCTTCAAAAAGTAAGTTATCGTCTTTGAGCGCGTTTTTATGTAGTATGTAACCGCTACCCTCGTCATCAACTATAAAGTTACCGTTCGCTGTTTCTAGATAAACTGCCTCTTGTGGTCTTTCGTTTTCGCTTGTCATAGTTGTTCCTGTTCAAGTGCTGCTTCTGTCGGGTTAGTCTCGATACCTACCATGTTTTTAAAAAGTTCCCTACCACCATCAGCTTTGAAGTTAGCCTCTACTGCGTCACTCAAGGGCTGACTCACCTCACTTACCTTTTGTTGTAAGGATGTGGCATCTGCCTGTGAGACCAAACTTCCAGCAGCAACAGGAGCGGCTTGTGCTAACTGTGACATAGCAGTTGCGTTAGGGTCATAAGGCTGAACAACATAGCTATCAGGATCGTCAAAGCCGAAGTGCTGTACCATATCATAAAGTATCGCCTCGTAGTTTAAACGCTCAGCCATCTGAGGCACTTGTGCAACCGCTTGAAGGAAACTTATACGGTCTTGTATATACTTAGTCCTGTCGATAACGTGTTCAGAACCAACAGGTTTTATAGTAAAGTCATAGCAAAGCTCATCAGCACCAACTCGAAAGTAGTTAAACTCACCAGCCTGTCTTCCAGAAACTCTTACTAGCTCGTCATCAGTGACAAACTGCTGTGAGTTTCTAAAGACACGAGAGAGGATGGGCTTAAGGGAAGTGCTTTCTATGTGTGCTTGTAGGTTACTTAAACGGTTACCACCAGCATCACGAGTAGCTTGGATCTCGGCAGCAGTAACACGCTCACCGCTTCGTGATGTGTTGGCACTTATCATAGCCCCTGTGCCAGCGTTTTTGTCTATGGTCTGCTCCAGTACTGATGCTTCTGTGTAGGATATGTTCTGGTTCTGAGGTAGTTGTAGAGCTTGTACTGAGCTAGGGTCAGTAACATATATGGTCTTACCTGGTGCGACATACACATCCTCTGGGTTAAGAACGCCGTCTTGTCTAACGAGGAGAACTGTATCTATGTTTATCTCCATGTTATCCAGACGTTGGTTGGTGATGATGTTAAGTTCATGAAGCAAACCCATCGATGGTTGGATAGCACCTATCGAGTAAGGTGACTGTGGAGTAGGTGTTGCTGAGCCTATAACAAAAGGCTTTCCTGCCCAAAACTCGTTAGGCTGAAACTTGATAAGCTGCTTGTCTAGGATAGTCGCACAAACATCGTAGAAGGTGATACCGTCTAGATGTACGTCTCCCCAAAACTCAAGCAGTTCAACTCTATCTCCCATAGAGTAAGGATCATCTGTCTCGATACCTTGGAAAAGTCTTACAGAGTCCTGCTCATCAGACTCAGTGCCTCTATATGCAGGCACTTCTATAACGTCGAGAGGTGAAACATCGTAGTAGCCTTGTTGAGCTAAGTTGATGACTTCGGCACGAGTCTTGACTATGCGCCTAAAAAAGCCGCCTTCGTTAGGGTCGCACACAGACGGGTCAACCCAGCAGTCGAAGACATCTAAAGTTTCAAACTCTGGGTGGTTTTTTATCAGGCGAGGTTCTTCTACTTGAACAACCTCACGAACTTCTTCCTCAGTTTCCATAAGTGGGTCGTATATGACTTTTTTTACAACCACGTTCTTCTTATATGGACGAGTCTCATAGCGCCAAGGAAGTGCCATGACAGACGTTCCTGTTATAAGCAGCTGCCTCAAAAACATGGCATAGTGCGCTCTAAAGTTCGCCTCATCCATCTTGTTTGCTAAGTACTTTCTTACCACTCGTGCAAGCTGAGCATATCCTGGTGCGTTGGGAGACATAGAGAACCACTCGCTGTTTGGAAAAGTGGCACTCATCAAGTAACCATGGATAGTCTCCACCACCTCATAAGCCTTGCCTGTTGATATCTTGTGTCTCCACTCAGAGTTGACTTCACCAACAGTGTAAAGAGTGCGTTTGCGCTGCTCGTCAACTGCTACAGGAGTTCCTAGGTAAAGAGACCAAGCTTCTAGCCAGAGGTCCTGTACCGAGTCCCTACCAACCTCATATCGGTTTTTCTCTTGTATGAGGAAGTCGTAGATGCTTTCGTCTAGAGAAGCAGGCAACTTATCTTTACTTGTTCTTACTGTGTTGAAGTTTTTTATCTTAACGTCCATAGTTTAAAGCCTCTTCTCTAACGAGTGCCTCCCCACTTCTTGTTGTAAGCAGTGCGTGTGGGACTGTAAAGTTTACGACTGTCACGAGGTACGCGAACTCCATAACAGCGAACCAAGTCCAAAGCGTCAAGTGTGTCATCTTTAGCGGTCTCACGAGGGAAAAGGGCGATATCGTCTTGCAGTTGTTCATATGTCGCTAACCAGTCTGCCATCCACAGTTTTCTGTTTTCAAAGTAAGGTTGTAAGCCTGCCTCAAGTCTTGCCTTCTTCTCGCCTTTGCCCTGAGGGTTATGTTCTATGATGAAAGGAAAAACCTTTCTTTCCCTCATCTGGTCTCTCATCTGAAAAACTAACGCTTGTTGAAAGCCAACTACCTCTATGACTACTTTGGTAGCACTCCACTTTTCCAGTAACGAGAAGACATGGTCAACAGTTTGGTTGGGCAAGAACCTACCTACCTTCATATCTATGATAAACATGTCTCCTTCTTCGTCGATACCACCTACAGCGATAGCTGTGTTGTCTGCTCTTGTGTTTTGACTTACCGCTGGGTCTACTGTTAGAAAAGGTCTGATGACTCTTTTTGCTTCCTCTTCAGGTACTTTTATATAAACTAGTCCATCTTTGGCTTCAACTAAACCACTCTTAAAGTACTTTATCTTAGCAGGATCTAGCACAGTCTCTTCCGGTGCGATGATGGTGTTTAAGTACTGAGAAGCCCATCTCTTGGCAGTCAGACGTGCCTTTAACCTTACCATATACTCTGCATCGAACTTGTCTTCCCACAAAAACCCACCAGAAGCATCACCTAACTTATACTTGCGTCTATCTTGTCTGTACTCGTCCTCTGTTTTACAGGGCTTAACCCAGTTCTGAGCGTTCCTGTAGATGTTGCGGTAGAAAACTCTGTATCCAAAGTGAAGCATGTTACACATCAGGTAGTCATAGTAGTCACCTTCTGTGTATCTAGTGCCCAAAACAACTACCTCATCACCGACATCTTCCCAAAGTTCTTCGGGTTTACCGAACTTACCACTCCACGAACCACATAAAACGTTGCGGACGGGGTCTACCACAGACTCCATGTCACCAGCCCAGTCCACTATCTTATCTATCTTATCCGCTGTAGAAGAGTTCTCGAAGTCCACTATGTCATCTAGTATCAAAAGGTCATAGTGTTGACCAGTTACTCTCGTTCCTGCCGAGGTGGCGTAGACTGTTGGCTCTTTTAGCTTGGCACTTCTCAGCACCTGTATAGCGTCTAGAGTCCAAAGAAGCTTTTTATCTTCAGTATCTGTCTCCTCCTCCAGAGCTTTTTGACTTCTTCTCTTTCTACCAGCAGCATCCATGATAGGGATGAGTCTTCCCTCTATATGAGGTCTCTTGTTCCACACTCTTTCTCCAAGCTCTGTGTCTTCTAGATACTGTCTTATCTCTCGTATAAAGCCTTGTGATAAGGACTTGATGTTAGTTCCTACTAAGATGCGGATGTTTGGGTTCCTATAGATGCGCCAAAGCACATATAGAACTGAACAAACAGTGGACTTCAGGTGGGAACGAGGCATCAGGATAAGCCGCCGTTTGTTATAGGACTTACCTCTCAGGCATACCTTAGCCACTTGAGGTGCAGTAACAAACCCAGCCAACTTTTTATGTATGGTCGCAAACTTAGACCATCCGCCCTGGTAGTTTATCAACTCAGCAAAGACTGTTATATCCTCTAAGGCTTTCTTTTTGTTCGCTAAGGTTGCTGATATCATGAGTTTTTCTATATAAGTAGTTTGAAAAGGGAGCCTGAACCCCCTTTTTTTACTCTTCTATCTCCTCAACAGAGAGTAGCCCTGAGATCCTCTGGTGACTGATGAACTAGTTTTTGATACCAGCGGCTGTGACTTGCTTTTTGACAACCCTTGTGATCTTCCTAGAGCTTGTAGAGCATCTGTTTGAAGTAAGCCCTGCGCTTGTTCTGCTTCTGCAAGCGCTCTTCTACTAGCCTCCTGCTCGCGAGTAGCTTGCTCTTTTTGCTTTTGAAGCAACTCATCATAGTACTTTTTCTGCTTCTCGTACTCTTGTCTAGCCCTTTCTTGTTGCTGAGCAAACTGCTGCTGTAACAGACTGTACTGTTGTTGCTGAGATCCTAACTGTCCTCCTAACAAACTTATCTGTTGATCATACTGACTTTGTAGGCTTTTTAGTTGACTTTGGTAGGCTTGTTCAGCTGCTAAAGACTGCTGCTGAAGTTGGCTATACTGCGTGTTGTACTGGTTTCTCAGATCATCTACTTCTGTTGAAGCACTTGTTGGCTCTGAGGCACCAGGTACTTGTACTTTATATGACTTTTGTTTGCGTCTTCTGCTCATGCTTCACCTTTTTTCTTTGCTTTTCTAGCTTGCTCTAAAGCTGCTAGTCTTTTGTTTTCTCTCTCAGTGGCATCTTTAACTGCTGTGAGCTGCTTTAAGTAAGTTTGTCTTTCCTTGAACTCTAGCTCTCTACGCATAGCTTCTGTCTCAGCTTTTTTCTTTTTAAAGACATACTGTCTATACTCTTCATAGTTCATTTAGACTTCTCCTTTATAACTAACTCCTTCACTAACTGCACTTGCTGTTCAAGTAACGTTATACGAGTCATGATACCTGTGTATATGTTGGATGCTCCGAAAAAAAGACCTGCCAGAGCTACATAAACAGGTATCCACTGAGCCATACTTTGTGGCTGTTTTACAGTGGACTCTATACTCTCTAAGCGTTCTAGCACTTTTAGAAGTACACGTTCCTCAGTTTCACCTTTTTCCATCTGTTTTACTCAACGAGATATGGGTTTTATGTTGTGTAGAGGTAAGTACACTAAGTTTTACGCGGGGGTCTGGTCCTCATGAGAGTCTGAAACCCTCACCACGTCTGGTACTCACTGTAAAACTACATCGCTTCCCTTCCTCCTTTTGCTTGTTTTAAGGTACGAGGTAACTGTACTTCTAGTTTTTCTTTTTCCGAAAGTCCTTTATCAAGAGTAGCACTGCAAAAACATGTATAAAACACAGTGTGTCATCAGTCAGAAGGGAAGCTTGAAAGACTTGCTGTGTCTAGTTTTTGTTGTGTTTTCGTGCACATATCTTTTTTGTTTTCTTCACCTACAAGCTAGAGCAACGTTCCCCCCTCTTGACATCCTCCAACCTCACACGCCATATATATAGGTGTGATGAGAAAGGGAGTAGATGAGATGGAGGAAGAGGAGAGAAGGAAGAAGTGACAACTAAAAAAGACTATCAAACGACCAAAAGACTGTAAAACCGAACATAGACAACCACATAAAAAACCTACTTCTCGAAACTAGCGTGTCAGGTAAGCAACCGCAGAACGAAGAGCAAGAAAGTAAGACCTAAGAAACACACACACACATACACACACAAAAGGAGATATAGTGTATGGATACCAACTACGTTGTGAAACACTACGACCTTGAGAAAAAGGAAGTGGTGCTAGAAGGGTACAAAACTCTAAAGAAAGCAAAGTTA